GCCGGCGTCGTCCTGGATGATCATGTGTATGCCTTTCTTAAAGGTTTAGTTCATAACCCAAGGCATACAGCTTCCAGGTTACAGTAGTTGTGCCGCTGTAGACGATATTAAGTTGCACTTCCCAATTCGAGTCAAAATCAATCCAGTCGTTCACTGTAGAGTAAACCCCGGAGGTCGAAGTTTGGCCCATGGGGTGGCCAGTGGCGGACGTAGATCCATTCTTACGGAGAGCGGCCGTTACTGTGCCGGTCCCGCTGGAGATATTCACGAGGTTGACTTGCAAGTTTGCTCTGTACGAAAGGGGCGCTCCCACGTTCTGCGTTGTCCATGCCTGGGCCGTGGCAGCCGAACTTACCAGCAAGGCTGTATCCCAGACGAAATGCTTACCTCGCTGAATGAATGTAACAAAGTGGCTGCTTGAGTCCGTCTCAGCAATTCCGATTCTCCGCCAGTACGTGTAGCCAGACGGGAGGACCGGGTTGCCTTCCGTTATGGTTCCCACCAGTGCCGCAGTGGTTCCGGTGGATGGGTTGTAGATTGCATAAATATAGTACCAGGTGCTTCCCACGAGGGACCCGGTGTCGAGGTCATTTCCGGTTCCACCACCAGACCCGGTACAGACTGCGGAGACGTTGACGTAAGTTAGAGTGGTCCAGTTCGTCCCTGGATTCGATACCTCCAGGCTGTCCGCCGTGATATCTATCGTGTTGTTGGGGTTTGTTAAATCGGTCTGCACAAGCAGGTTTGAATAACCCATAACCAGCGGGACGGTGTTCAGGATATTCCCGGCCACACCTTGCGGACCTTGCGGACCCGTGGCTCCCGTTGTACCTGTCGGTCCCGCCGCGCCCTGTGTGCCTGCGGCTCCGGTTGCACCGTTCGTGCCGTTTGTACCGGATGGACCTTGAGGCCCCACTTGGCCGGCCACGCCGATCTGCCAATCGGTATGACTGCCGCTCCCCCCGATGGTATCGATAGTCACCGTCAGCACCGTTCCGGAATAGAAAGTTACAATTCCTTCCATCCAATTAACGGTGGGGTTCGCTCCGCTTGCCGCACGCAATCGAGTACCTATCGTGTAGTTGAGCCCGGCCTGAGTGGTGAATGAAACCGAACCGATACCGATAGTTACGGCGTTTGCAGCGGTCCCGATGAGAGGAGCGCCCTGGACTTTGGATAGAGGGATTACTACGAGCCCATTGGCTCCCGCTCCATCGTTATTCGGCCCGGCGTCGAGAAGGACATTCTCGTTACCCGTTGTGCCTGTGGCTACCGGATAACCGCCGAAGGTTCCTTGAGAGAACGCGGGGTAGGCGCTGAACAGCAAGCCCGTTACGAGAAGGAGCAAAACAATCCATTTGAATTTCTTCATCGATTTACCTCAACGCTTCGATAACTTCAGCGACCGTTACTGTAAAACCGGTTATGGCCTCCACTGCCTTGATGGCGGGAAGCGACGGACGGCCGAAAGCCGGAGCGACATACGATCCCTTGGGTATAGATTTTACAGCCTCGATGATGGCACTTTCTCGGCCAGTATCTTTGGGGCGCTCAGGCTTGGGAGTGGAAGAGACGGGAGTTGCCGTCTGTTCGCTCTGCCACTTCCGGAACTGTTCGAGTTCGTCCTGTGTCATTTTCACGACGACGGGAGCCGGAGCGTGAGACTCCGGAGCATCGTAATGCGGGAGCAAGTCTTTGTGCTTTGACAGATACTCGGTCCAGACGTAGACCCGGCCTGAGTCTTTGTGTCGCAAATAAGGAGGATGAGGCATGAATCACCTTTTTGTTTGAGGTTTAGCTGGCAGAATTTCCCGCCATAATTGACGGCCGAGGTCGAGTACGGCTTTCTGGAGGATGATGTCTGTTATCAATTTCAGAAGGAACTCCCCATTGGCTCGACCTCCATTCAATCCGGTATTTGTGGACTTGGAATAGGGCGAGGAAGGCCCCGCCCCGGATTTTAATAGTCAGCTTTGAGAGAGTAGACTTCAACGCCGTCTGCAAAAAGGATCTGCTTCTTTGCGGTTGCGTTGGCGATGCCGGTACTGGCAGCATACTTCCAGGTCACTGTTTGCCCGGAAGTGTTACTCACCGAGAAGATGCCCACGAATCCGGCCGGAAGAATGGCGTTCGCTCCGCCTACAGCCGCGTTCGTTGTGGTGAAGACTCTCCCCCGTCCCTCTGCGGCCGAAAGGGTCCAGTCCGCATGGCCCGCCGCGTAGTCATGGGTTTTTGACAGGAGGGCTCCGTAGCCCAAAGTCGTGAACGTAGCGGCTACGGGAGTCGTTGCCCCGATGATGGAGTTTTCAATCGTGGCCCCGCTAACGGACGTACTGGTTGTGGTAACTGCCACGAAGTCCGTACCGTTGCCCTGGACAACAACAATGGACGCATTGGAGATCGAAACACCAGTTTGTCCGGACGCCTTGAAAGTAAGGGCCTGCCCGGAGTTGTTGTAGATAATAAAAACCTTGCCGTTGGTGGGGGTCGCTATGGCATTAACCGCCCCGCCGGCGAGAGTTACCTTGATGCAGGTAGCGAGATTTTCCGTATAACTCAGTGTCCAGTCGACTGCCGCCGACGCATAACTGTGGGACACTGCGTAAAAGGCGCCCAGCTTAAGCACGAACCCGTGGAGGCTATCCACGACTAATCTTACGAATTCCATTTGTTATCTCCAGTTACAATGCCGGGGGTAAGGCCAAAGCCCTACCCCGGCGGCTCAAAGGTTCGGTTTACTGCATTTGATAACCGGCAATCTGTCCAAGGTTCGTCAGTGCCCTAACGCTGGCTGGATCTCTGGGCATGGACCCCGTGAGATCGATAACTGCCGCGTAGAAATCCACGACGCCAAGGTCAGTGGGGGTGGTGATTGTCGTGAAGGTAACATTGAGGTAGGGTTGGGTAGATCCCTGAACACCCACTTCACTCTCAAGCCACTCGAAACCAGCCGTGGGCGTCAACCCCAGGAGCTGAGTGATGGTGGCGTTGGTAAGAGTGGCCGGATAGAGTATTCCTGCCCCGTAAGCGGTCCCGCCGCTGTAAAGCACCGCTGTTCCGGCAATGGTGGGGATGGTCGATGGTACCGAGCCGAAAGTCAGGGTGAGAACGGGTGTCCCGGTTCCGGTCGGGATCTTGACTACCCGGAGCCCGTAAGCGAGAATGATGCCGCTCTGTGGCAAGTTGAAGACCTTAATAACATCGGCGGCTGCCGGTTGCGCTCCAGAAGCACAGACATTGAGATCGATCCGCTGCTTCATCACATAAACCGAGCCCATACCGACTGCGGGCGCCTGGTTGCCCTGGTTCGCAGTTTTATCGTAGGTAGGCATTTCCTATTTCTCCGTTTTCGAGGCACCCCCCTGCTGATCCAAGCCAGGGGGAAGTTAATTGAAAGCTATTTACGTGGCCTTGTAGGCGTAAAGAACGCCCATTGCGGTCGGCTTATTAACGTTGTAGCCGTATACCTGGAGACCTTCCATTACGGTCCCGAAGGTATTCTGCAGCTCAAGTACGCGGTTCTTGACCAACTGAGACGCGAAAGTGAGTGCGTTCTTCTGGCCGAAGGGGATATTGAAGCACTGGTACGTGTCGGTCACAGGGATAAGGTTGTTCGAGCTGTAGATTGTGAAGTTGGAGATCATCCCGATTTTGCCGTTCCGAAGGTTCTGGTTGCTCGAGTCTCCGGTGAAAAGGGCGCTTCTCATATCCGATTTGTTGATGAGTCCCGTTGCCCATTCCGGAAGGATCATCCACCGATCATTCATGGGGATGTTGTTCTCGGAAAGGATACTGCCCGCATCCACGATATAATCCAGGATGTTGCTGCGGGTAAGGGCAACAGGTGTTGCGGTAACGCCCATGTTGTACCCTGCGGATACCGCGCCAGCCGTAAGGCCGGTGTTGGTTGAATCGGCGCTGGTATACATACCATTGAGGATGGTTCTATCAATGGCGATACCCATGTGCTCAGAACCGTCACGCGCCCATTCGTCGAGCATGTTCAGGTCGTATTGCAATTTGTCGATGTCGTCTATGGCAATCGAGTAGGCTTTCGCCTGGCTGATGTCCAACTCGACGGCGTTGCTCTCGGGGGTCTGACGTTTGGAGGTCAGATCCATGCCCTTTTCATAGTCGAACACGGTCACATCGGGGATAGTACGGATGTAAACTTTATCCCCCATATTTTTGATTTCCGTTTTTGTTTGCGTCCCCGGCTCTTTATCCGGGGCTCCTTACGGTTTCCCGTAAGACCAGACTATCTCTTCAATGATTCAGATCTTGACTTGCCCGAATGGTGGAAGGACGTATGCTCTCCCAGGGTAGCGAAGAGTTCCAGGTTCTCGGGCCTATTGTCCAGTTTATCGCCATTGATGTGATGGGGGATTTCTTCGTCAGTAAGATATCTACCGAGTTTTTCCTCCATCACAAGCCGGTGTTCTCGAACATATCCATCTTTGTTGGCTTTCGGATGTCCCTCACATTTTACGAGCTTGTATCCATTGTGAGTGGTGATAAAGCCAACATGGAAGTTGTCCTGGATCTCAATATCAAAGGTGCGGGCTATTTTCAGAACATAAGGAACACTGAGTTGAAGCCGTCCGGCTATCTCTTGGCTCTTCAAACCGAGCATTGCAAAAAATCCGACAACTTCCTTCCAGCGATCCATGGGTTCTCTCTCGAAGCATCGTTTGATCCCGAACTGATTCATCTTGTTCAGGATCAGCCTCTTCGAGACACCATAATAATCTGCCGTGGCCTTCATCGATCCAAGGGTAAGGTACGTTTCTTCCAACTCTTCCGGCGTGGCAAAAAACTTTCGTGGCAACATGGTCAACTCCTTATCGGATTGTATTAAACTTCCAACTTGGAATGAACATATCGCCCTTGTATTGCATTTGTCAAGACAAAAATCATCACCGGGCGCTCGTGGGACTTTACCGCCATATCCTTGCGGACTTAGGCTCCATGTCCTAGTCGTTGAACCTTCCGCCCGTTTCCGGTCGGCTTGGCTGCTGATTGCCCTCGGCTTTACGTTAGGGTGTTCCAGCAATTCACTCGGTTTATTGAGAGCCATTATCATTTAATAGAGACCCTCATAATCACGGTTTAGTATTGTTATCCCATAGGTTCTTTGTCCTATGGTTCTTACGGTTTTCTTCCCGTAAGCTCGGACTATATCATCACTCCCAATGGGAGGCCGGGCGCTCGTGGAGGAATTTATTGCTAGGCTACTCATCCCTCTAGTCTCTGAACCTTCCAAGATACTCTCTGCCTTTCTCTTGGCTTGGCTGCTGATTACCATTTCAGGCTTCCAGCAATTCACCCGATTTTAAATCGCCAACCGTCGGCTAAGTAGCCGTAATACCAGCGATTTCGCCAAAAACCGTCTTTAAATAAAACTTGACCAAAAGTTTCTTGGCATAAATTACGGGAGTATACTTACTACCCGCACTTGACCCGCCAATAGGATATCCTGCGGCGGAAGGAACTTGAGACATAATGTCCCCTTTCTTATGGCTACCCGGTTATTCTCCCTTCCATGTTGGCCTTGTGTATCTCCGCTTCAAAAGCTGCGGCTTCCTTGGCATCCACTTTTCCAAGCTCCATGCGCTTGTAGAATGCGTCAATCTGGGCCATAGTGATTGTCTTGCCTTGGCTGGCCTCGATCTTGGCATGGTCGCCACTGCCTTTGGCGTTAGGGACTATCAAGGCTTCAGGAGTGGGTTTTCCCGGTGCCGGGTTGGGTTTAGGGTCTGGTTGAGGTGCGGGCTGACTTCTCGAGTACCAGTTAAAGATGTCGGCTACCGCCTGGGGATTTCGGGTCTGGTGGGCTTCAACCAGAAGGTCTTGAATGGACTTCAGACCGATCCTGTTTGTGCCGATCCAGTCGATGAATCCCTGGTCATTATCCTGGGTGCGCCAGCCGGGGCAGAGGCGGGTAAGCTCCGTCTCATACGTCGACTGTGCGGTCTGTGCGTTCTGAGTTTCGTACTGAGCGACCCTTTCCTGAACGGGCTTCAGGCGCTCATCCAGCTTGCCGTCGACAAGTTTGCCGACCCTCGCGTCCATGGCCTGGACAAACTTCTGACCATATTCTTGCTCGAGGGTGTCGAGAGCTTCTTCTACGCTCGCTGGTTTGGCTTCGGCCGGCTTAGGTGCGGCCACCATTTGCTGCTGGAGTTTCGTAACTTCAGTGGCAAGGCGCCTGATCTCGGTGTTCGCTCTACCGAGTTCCGAGGTGTACTTGCCCTGCAAGGTCTCCCATCGGGCTTTAAAAGTATCCGAATTGGGATCTTCTACAGGTACAGGTTTCGCTTCCACGGGCTTCGCTTGGGGCTCACCTTCCACCTTTTCGACTCCACCGTCCGGGCCTATGTCTGCGGTATCCGGTTCGGGCGCAGCCTCAAGAGGGGGAAACTCTGCCTTCTGCAAAGCAATGAGTTCGTCGATCTCTCGTTCAGTTCTTTTTACAGGATCCTCGTACATGCGATCTCTTTTCCGTTGGGGCCGCCTTGACGGTCTCCCTTATTTCCTCCGGCTGCATGGCAGTGTCGGAGGGTTGTAAATCCCTTACCAGTGGGTAGGGATTTTCAGCCTAAATAAATGCTTTACGCTCTTTCTTATCGCCTTTTCTCTCTCTCACTATGGCTTCGGACAGGTTTTTCTCCGAGTCGACAATCTCGCCGGCCAACTCCATGAGTAACTGCGATTTTCCCTGGAGCCAACGTAACTGGACTTCATCGGCCGCACTCGCCATGGATTCATGAACGCTCGCCTGCTGATCAGCAAGATGCTTGAGGTATTCACCGCCTCGCATTGCGTTGAGTGTTTCCAGTAGACGCAGATCGGTCATTATGGCGTAACTCCCGGTCGATATTTCACTTTGGTTTCCTTGATTGCGTTCTCGACTCCCTCGGCAGATTTCTTGCAGGCCATCATCGTTCCGCAGTAGTTGTGCCCGAACTCTCGAAAATGTCTCTCAAACCGTTCGGCCGGTATCCACCCCCACTCGTCGTCCTCATTCAAAACCCTGTAGCCGGGGACACCATGGAGGTCTTTGCGCTCGGCCCGTAGGGCAACTGCCCCGATGTAATACGGGTAGTTGCCGCTGGCTGTAACGAATAACGGGATACTCAAGGCGTAACTCCCGGTCGATTCTGGAATACGTTATGATTGACACCACCGGCCGGATTGCCAGCGTTATCCAATGACTGGGGATTCTGTGCAGGTGGTGCCCCCTTCCACGGAGCCGGAGGGAGGGAGCCCGGTGCGGAAGGAGGAGGTCCACCCGTTTGAGGAATTGCGCCAGGCGGGAGTGGTCCGGGGGGGAGACCGCTTGCTCCTTGCGTCATCATCATCATTTGCGTCTTTTCCTGTTCGGCCTGATGGATCTTGTCGACAAGCTCCTGGAGCTCTTCTTTGGAGCTGGGCAGGATGTCGTCGACATCGATCTCCAGCATCTTCGCGGCCGCTCTGAGTAACTTGGCCCTTCCCTCGATGCCGATGATCTGGTTGTCCACGGGGTTATTCGTCTTATCCAGGAACTCTTGGACTCGAACAAGAAGCTGTTCTTTGGCGAGAAGGCTCGTGCTGCCGCGTGCTATGATTTTCGCATCACCCTTGATATTCTCGTCCGGATCGTACATCATATTGAAGTCATACGTCCGGGAGATGGTTTCCCCCACGATCTTATCAAGATGTGAGATAACTTCCTTGATACTGCGGGATGCAGACGTCATGAGCATGGACAAACCGGAACTCGTTCCACCCGCTCCGCCCACGTTCGTCGTCCCGTAACTCCACCGCGGAACGCCGGTCTGGTCATCCGACATGTTGGCGAAAGTCTCATAGACCCGCATGAGGTCTGCGACTATTAACTGTGGCTGCCAGAACTTAATGGCAGGCCCGTCGAGCATTTGTTTGTTAGTGGATTCCCATATCTTCCAGGGATAGATTTGTTCGGCGTCCTTGCATCTCTCGATGTTTATTTCGACCTGGGGGCCGGATGCGAGCGAGCAATTATTTACAATCGCTCGGGCTACCGCGTTGCAAACGTCCTGCAGATCAGCCATTAACTCCGGGAGACCTTTGCCCCACCAGGCGCCGGGGATTCTCTCGAAACTGTCCTTTGAATATGGCTTTCTGCCGAGTCTATCGGGATTTATGATAGCGCGGATCGTGTAATTACCAATGAGCCACGCATTGATGTCATAGTTAAGCTGGGGATCGATACCGTCTTTGGGCAGACCCCAATCAATCAGATCGCTCCCTTGAGCTGAGCCCCAGAACTCCAGGGCCTCGATTTTGTATTCATCCATCAATCCGAGAGTGCTTCCCGTAAACATTAAGAGAAGTTGACTATCGGTAGGCAGGATGGTGCGATACCCTTTTTTCCCGTAATCCTCGAGGGCCGATCTTATGGCGGATTCCGAAAAACCGGGTACGCCGATCATCGACTCCAGGTCGGCGCGAGTGAGCATGTGGCGCTCAAAGAAATATCCGTCATCAAACGATGTTGAACCTGGCTCCGGGTAGGCGTCAAACGGGCTAACTCTGTCAAACTCCGGGATGAGGGTTTCTTCAACCTGAACCTGCCATTGCTGACTGGCCGGGTCTTGTTCCCACTTCTGTTGCTTTCTCCGCCTGACTACAGGCCCCTTGAGGATTGCAGCCTTGAGAGTTACAAGATCGGAGATCACCGCCCAAAACGCTTCGGCCCATCCGCCGGCCATAAGTTGATCGTCGATCTTATCGGCCATGCGGTCAGCTCGGCGTTCGGCTTCCATTAAGATGTTGTGCTGGGCTTCGTCCTGGAGGTCCTCTTCGTATTTCTGGAGTTCTTCCTGAATTTGTGTAATCGGGACTCCGGACATCCCCGCTAACATCAACTGCTGCTGCAGCTCCTGCAGGACGGAGAATGTCTGCATCCGGATCTGTTTCGCAATATCGTCGGGTAGCTCGGGGATTGGGCATGGTTTGATGCCCCATGGCCTATCGGCTACTGGACGGAGAATATCGTTTATCCAGGCTTCGGCCGCTCGGCATTTAGTGAGGGTGAGCATTACATAGACGGCGGAGCCGCCCATCTGCTCAATACGTGCTGCGATATCGTTCTCATAAATCCCGTAACGCTGACGGAGGTTTATGAGCATCTGCTGTTCAATGGGGATCTTGGCTTGCCGGGCCATAGCCCAACAATGTTTGAGGTAACTCGTTAGGCCGGGCAGATCTGGAGGGGCGTCGGCTGAGGCGAGGGCCGCCTGTCTTGCCGCTTCTTCCGCCGCGAGCGCATCGTTGTTTCTGATTTTGACCAGACCGAGACTGCTTACGCCTGGGGTATCTGTGGGGATTGCCGACACCGAGTCTCCCTAAAATGAGGAAACCCCAAGCCAACGGTGTTCAACCGTCAGTTTGGGGTTTCGTGGGTCTAGGTCGGGGGATCGCCCCGATTACGAAATGCCCTGTCAGCCTATCTTTATGTTGCCCAACTCCACGCCACCAATTTGCCCGTTGACGCAGTGGAGGATTACCTTGGCGGTCAGCTTCTCAGGGAGAATGCCTAACCGCTTCAGAAGCGTGGTTATTTGTTGTCTACCGTCATTATTGAGAAGCACTACTGAGATGCTGTCATTGCTCATGCGATATTCCGTAGTGCTGACTGCTCACCAGGCAGGGGAAAATTTAAAGCTGCAAATGCGCCAAAATACTGACGGGGAGTTTCGGTCTACGCCACTAAGGGTCGTTATGCCTACGCTCCCCCATCCTTGGGTTGTCGGTTTTAGCCTTCAAACATTTTGGATCGGTTCGGTTACATGACGTTCTCCCTATTGAAGAGGTAAAAACTTCCCAATGGTAGTTTATTGACGCTACCCTTATCACAAACTCCAAGTTTTGTCAAGGACAAAATAGCCCTTTTGGTGACAAAATGAAAAGCTGCCGCCCTGCGTGGGTTTAAGGCCTACGAATCGGGCCGCCATCCGTGATCCAATGCGCTCTTCTCGGGATCAGTCCGGCGCTGATTGCCCTGCAGGGTGGGCTGTGCGCATACTCTTTGTCTCCCCGGCAGCTATTTTTTAAAAGTCATCCCAAGGATGGGGCCGCCATCGATGGTTGTCCTGAATGGGTTGTCGGTATCTTCGCTTTTTGGAATCTTCACGGCATCCACAACGCGAGCAGGTTGCGCCTGGGGCGACGTGGTTGGCATCGCACCCCCAACACCAGTATCTAGTCCTCTTGGCGAAGCGCCCTATATCCCTATTCCTGATACCTGGTGCATGGTGTAGGCGCCTCATTCCTTATGTCCACCGGTTATGGTTTACTCGTCTGTTCCCCGTTCTGTGCTGCTTCTTGTAATGGTCCGGAAGGCCGGCCGAAGGGAGCTCCAGAAAATTCCTGACGTGTTTCCCGATAGACAGGGAAAGGACTCGGTCGTCAAAGCGCCCGCTATCGGCTTCCAGCTTGCCGTTGCTCTGGATCTTAAATGACATCATCTCGTTGAAGGTGTCCTTGCACACTATCCCGTGAGTGCCCTCCCGGATCTCCTTTATGAGCCCATCGATTATCAGCGGCCTCGTAGCGCCGTTCGTAAGCCAACCGTAGCGTTTACGCGGTCTACCTGGAGGCTCCGGGATCATCTCACAGTAAACCTTCGGATAGTCCTCGTTAACAATAACCGTCACTGTCGTAAGGCCATGGTTGTTCCGCTCGGGAACCAGCCACGCTTCGTTATATCTTTTGGCAAGACACATCAGTATCACGCCAAATTCGTCGGCATCGCAGTTGTGCGCCACATAACAACCAGTGGAATAGGAGTTGTCCTCATGCACCTCTAGGTTGTATACGGGACCACTGTAGTGTACCGTCTTCTTTTTTACCTTGTATGCCTCAGCTTCACAATCCCCCATGCCTTTATATTTAACCCGGTCAGAGACAACCCATTTGATATTGAAACGAGGCATTATACTTTTAACACCAGCCGCCATGGTCCCCGGCAGGATTCGCTCTACCCGTGGCCGATTCCCCAACCATAGGCTAATGTCCCTTAATTGGCGAGCCATGGCCGGGGAAGTAGTAGTTATCGAATGGATGATCGACCCGTCTTGTTGGTAAACTGTTCCATCCCCGTCTAAATAAGCGTCCAGGAAAGCACTCAAGAGAGCATCGGGCCACTCCAAGACGCCGGGATGTAATTGCTTCCGGGACGCTCCATCCCCACATAATAACAATAGCAACTCTGCGAAGTTTTTGTCCGCCAGTGATACCACGTAGGCACTAGAGGGCTTTTTAACCGTTGGGTTAAATCCCATTCTTCTTAGTCGATCAATGCAATCCGCGCCAAGTGTGTGCTCTTCGTGCCAACCGAAGCTAAAACAAACTCGATCTGGGTCTCCATCTTCACGTCTGTATCCAATGGACCCCTCGGAGCCATAGTAGCCCAGTATTGTAGCGAAATCCGCATCAACTGTTATTTCTCTCGTTGTTACAACCGGACGAATGTGCCCCAAGATAAAGTCGCAAGGCTCGCCCCTGACCCACCCTAAACGCTTATTATTTCTATTCCGAACAGGGGTTTGTCTGCCACACCCACATTTGCAATATCCGCGTTTTACAGAATCGTCCCGGAAGCGTTCGCCGTTTATCGCGCGTTTGATCGTGAAGCTGTGTGGAGCAGCCGAATATCTCGACCTCGGAATAGCCACGGCCTTGAGGTCGGCGGCAGTGTCCCATCTGAGTCCAGAAATTTCCAGGTGTTTAATAACTTTCGTGTCCCAGCATTGTCGATTTTTTCGGTAGTAACGCTCTTTTCGGTAAGGCACTTTGGCGTAATCAGCAGCCAGGAAGGGATGGTCCGGCGTGACGCGCACGGTTTCGTAGTTTCCCTGTGCGCGGATCTCCATTAAATCTCCGGAGTAGTCCCTTTTGTATGTTTGAGTCACCCTTCTGAACCTGTTCATGTGAGTCCAGACATGATCTCCTATCTTGATGTTCTCGATATTCTTGAATCCGCCTGGAGTTAATATTTTAGTGCCAGGGGCGAGGCATTTCCCGTGCCAGTGGGCTACTTGCTTTCCAGTTAAATGCTCGATCACATCCGCACATGAAAAATCTCCGTGAGCCAGACCCTCGGCTACGTCAGCCGACACGATGTAGTGGGTCCCGCGTTTAGGTTCCTCCCACACCTGGAGCCGGCCATCTTCTTTACTCATCCACTGCCGGACGCCGGTCAGGCACTCGTAACGCGCAATCGGATTCGGAGCGGCCAGCATTAGCGCCTGAATCTTGGCTACGTCGAAAACCGGGCGGCCGGTACCTAAAAACGCCTCACTCGGAGTTGCTGGATATTCTTGCTGAAAGGTCTCAATACTCCCATTACACTTATTTGCTATCGTAACCCGGCGCCAGTAAATCTGACCGTCCCGAAGATTGTACCTGATCTTGATTTCTTTTTCTTCCTTGGTTAACTCGAAACCGGGCAGAGGTTTTAACTCGTATAACTCGAAGATGAACCAGGGCAGGAAGACTGCCGTGTAATTGTTGTCCGGGTCCGCGTCCTCGTTGACCGTATGCTTCACCAGGGGGCTTCCGTTTTCGTCCTGTCGGTCTACCCATGCTCGGTAACGTGCTGCCCAGAATCTATCGTAGAACTCCCCGCCGATACCCTTCCCGGTTGACTCAAAGACGATCTCGTTTTCCAATCCATCCGGAACGCACTGCAGAATGGAGGTTAAAAGGCTCTGGATATTCTGCGTAGGATATTTACTAACTTCTGAGTTGCTTACCGAAAAGTGAGCAGTGCGGAAACTATGGTCCTCGTGGTCTACCTCTATATCGTAGAAGTCATCACAAGTGGTCTTGGTAATTTTTTTAATTCTTAACCACACGAATCCTTTCTGCAAGTCCAGAGTGTACCGTTGTCCTCGTCTGGACCTTTCTGTAAGCGGCCCCCCTCTCGGCAACCCAAGCAATTCTCTGAGTCGATATCCGCATTCGCCGTTAAAAAATACAGTCCATTGCGGCTTACAGTCCCTGCCGTAGAAATTTCCACCATCCCGGTATGTTATCCCGCCCCAGCCATAACCGAGCGACGCCACAAGATCCCGAACCTGGTAAGTGAGGGATTCGCGGATGCTTGAAGCGCAGATAGAGTTGCTGGTGTAGCCTTGGTGGGCGCCGCCAAGACTCTTTGACCCATCACCAGAAAGGTATCCTGCCACAAGACCCCTGCAAAAGTCTGGACCCGCGTCAAAGACCCAATCGGGGATATGTTTTTGATCCGTTCGGCCGAAATATCTGTCAACCATCCCTGCCAAAGAGACACTATCTAAGTTGAAATTCCTTGTTGACGTCCCCGGTCTATTCCTTGTTTTAGGAGGGCATTTGCAATAAGCCGCTACCGCATCACAAGCACGTTGCGCGTAAGCATCTTCGTCCCTATGGAGAGTAAAGATTATTCTGGATGGACCGTTTGGAGTATTCCCAGAGACACAACCTTCCGCCAGGTAGTAGCCAACGAAGAATCCGGTTTCCTCGTTCAGGGGGAATGTATTGGGACCCACCCGGCCGAGCCCGTTATGTGGGACTCTTATCCTATCCCGATGTCTGTTATCAACTTCCAAGTGGGTTGTATTTTTGGTTATGGACCGGACTGGCATGGACACTAGATGTAGTTTGGAGTCTAAATCTCCAGCTTCCATCCACCCAAGATTGGTGAACACTTTATGCTGGGGCGTCATGATGACCTCGTTCCCCAGCCAAGGGTGGATGGAGATTGCTGTAGTGCCTCCAGGCAATGTATCACTGGGTATCCTGCTTATTGCCGATACTCGGCCCGGATTCCCAAGATGAGTCAACACGGGATCTCCAACTTGCAAGTCAGCTATCCGTTTTTCTCTTCCGTGTCCCGTGAGGACTCTTGTGTTGGGATGCATACAAAGATGCAAGAAGTTTATTAATTGGCCCGAGCCAAAATCATCCTTCTCTGCTGTCGCAACACGAAATCCCGAGTTAAGGCCTTTACCATCCTTGGTGTTAAATTCCAGGAGTTTAGTATTATTGTACAGGGTTGAAGGTCGAATCCATTCCGGAGTGAAATTGTAAAATCTTTTGACCATTTTGAAGAGGGCGTCAGTAGCTTCTGGCTCATGTGTCACCTGTGTTGCGTATCGATTGGGATTCCAGGAGGTCTTGTGGTAATTACGTGCCGAGAAGTATGTCGAGAAGCCCATCCGTCGAGCCTTGAGCGCAATGAGTCTTACTGGTCGGCCTTGAGCGTGGATACTCTCCACGATGCTGTGTAGGACTTTCTGTGGCCGGTTGAATATCAGGGGCAGGATCTTCCCATCGATACTTTGGACCTTCAGGACCCGGCCGGCGAATCGAAGGAAGTCGTCGAGGTATAGCTGGCACAGCTTCTCCATTTTTTCTCTGGAGGGGGCTTCGGCGCCGGAAGGAGGAAGTGCTTCCTCGAGGATCGGAGCGGGAAGTTTCTTGATGGGCTTAGACATCTATCGCGTCTTCCTCTCCGCCGAATTCAATTCCATGCTGCTTGTTTACCCAAAGATCGAAGCTGAATTTATTGTTCACGTCCACCTGTTTGGCGGCCTTCATCCCAAGCGCGTCCAGGGCCACGTCTGCCGCCACGGTCCTCTCGTGAGTATCCGGAACAGCCTTGAAGACGTCCTTGCCGATCCTTTCATGCTTCACGGCTTTCGTGTTCTCCAGGAGCACACCTATGAGGTATTCCGCCGTTAACCCTTGTGCTTCGGCCGCGGCCTGCAATCTGTCGTGAAGGTTTTTCCTAATAGCCCCCGCCATGTGCTCCGCGGTGTTCGCGGTCGCTACCTGGTACCCGGCGTTACGCACAGCCATTTCCTGGGTCTGCCCGTCGATGAGATTTTTCATTACCATCAGTTGCTTAACGGGTATGCCGTCAGGGGAAAACTCCACCTTCGTCCCAGGTGTTCTGCCCTTGCGCTCGTTTTTCATTTTCTTATATTCGAGCGCAGGGTTATGGGAAGTGAGGTCAACCACTTGGACTTGAGCGTCATCCGGGACTTCAGGAGGCTTTTCTTCTTTCTTCTTCCTGGGCATTTTCTTCCTCTTTGTGTCCTCCCTTATGGCAGGTGACACATAAAGTCTCCATCTTGGTCGGGTCACAGAGCAACTCGACATAGATCAAGTCTATGAGTTGGTCCCAGTGCAGAATCCCATCTTTATGGTGGACTTCCACCAATACCTCGCGCCCCTTTGCCTTTGATTGCTTAACTCCGCACCTTGCACATTTATATTCAGCCGCTTTCAAACATGCGGCCCGCTCCCGACTTCGGAGGAATAACTGCCGGAGGGCGGAGCGCACTTTGCTGCGAGGTGTATTCTGTAATTTTTTACCCATGGGCTTTAGGCTCGTAACTCCAGGAAAGGGTGATGTTGCAGGGCTCCGTATGGAATACCTGGAAAAGCATCGTGCCCTTCTCGTAATGCAGCGGAGCAACTCCGTAACTCCGTAGCGTATAGCCAAACATATCGGCCGCCGCCAGGACTCCGCCATAGGTGTAGCATTCATATCTCTCGACTACAGTGAGGGACCGTTTGGGGTCGAAGAGTTTCATCGGCGACGTCGATTCTTTGTGTCTCTGAAGGTGAGGAGACCGGCGATGTACCAGGCGTCTTTCCAATAAGATCCGGCGAACCAATACCTGATAGCAAAAGTTATTCGATCAATCATTTCCCCTACCTCCCCGCGTTAATGGACCTGTCTAACTGCACGACATTCCCGTGATGAGACCACCGGCCCGAACCGGCATAGAAACTGCGATTAAAGTAACGGATGAGCTTAGGTGTGCAGGCTATTATGGCGCCGGTTTCCGGGTCTTGTTCCAACTCGACAATAGCTCCGCCAACGTGGGCTTCGAGGCGCTTCTTACGCATGAATGGGGTTTGGTCTTGTGCGGTCCCCGTAGAAATGACCCATACGTTCCGGATATTCCCTGCCCACAGCTTATGAAAATGTCCATACAAACCTACTGCCGGCTTCTCCCCACCCTCCAGGCTCTCGAGAATCTTTTGTAATGCATAACTCAAGGCATAGGCCGAGCCTCCACCCGGATGCGCTACAGCCATCGTGGCCGTCTTCCCGGTGTTGGAGTTCTTCAGGAGAACGTGGGCCTCCATAAAGCCGAGATCGTGCCAGTTATGGCCGGCGTTTCGCATGATGTTCTGAGCATAGAGACCGATGTTTACGCCTTCCCTTTGGGCGTACCAACCCTCGTGGTCGTCGCCGGCTACAGCATAAATGGGGATCTCGGTTATCGGGTGCTTCTCAGCCAGCAACTCGCATTGTTGGTGCATCCCAATAACTTCTAGGTCGTACTTATTGAACCTGGATTCACCGTCGATCCAGTTACCGGCATCGAATATGGCCTGGGCGCCAGCCGCTTCACATCGTTTGATCAGGTCGGTTCTTACGTCCCATCTGGCATGTTTTGACGCGGCATGAAGATCACTGAAGGCGCCGAAGAGGAAGGTGTTGTCTTTCCTGGATACCAACTCAACAACGGGGCCGTCGACATATCCAGGGTTCTGGTCGTTGGGAATCATGAAAGAATCGCCGATGCGGAGGACATTGACACCCTTGCCGGAGAGAAAATCCAGGGCATCGAGAACCGTTCCGAGAGGTACGCAACAAGCGGTTACTAGTTCACTTAATGGGGCGGCCCTCCTTCTCAGAGTAACGCTGAGCTGGGTGGCGATGTCCTCAATAGTGGGCAGTGGATCTTCGGCGGAAGGGAGTTCTTTGATCACCATAGGGTCTACGGGGGGCACCAGAAACTCTCGATCAATTAGTCCAAATTCCCCGGCCACCTCCAGGCGATGGTGCATGGTGCTGCTTGCGATACCCAACTCTTTGGCAGCATTAGTGAGATGGTCATTATTCTTGTGGTAAACCGAGACCGTCGCCACGAGCGTTTGTTTCGTCAGCACCATATCCCTCCGAGTTAAGTTTTTAATTGGCTGCCATGGCAGGAATCGAACCGACAACGACCGGCTTAATAGGCCGGCGCTCTACCATTTGAGCTATATGGCAAAAAGTGGGGGCGAGGGGCCACGAGTCGAACGTGGTCCAGGGAGCTGCGTTTGGCGTGTATCCCCTGTGCCGCCCGGATCATCCCCTCGCATTAATATTTACTACTGGATTGTTTATTAATTCCACATAGCTTGGAATGTCAAGGACAAAATGGTCATCCACTTAATTTTGCCGCAACTTGGGCACCATCCGCACCTGGGGCAACGGCGGCCAGTGAATTCACAACCGCAGTTATCGCATACTCGTCGCATCTATTTTGTGTCTCCATTACAAATTGAGTCAGTTCTTCTCTGAGTTTGTCCTTCAGGTACTTGACGGATTTTTCTACCGTGTGGCGTTGCAGACCCAACTCCGCGGATATCTGTTTGTATTCCGCTGGCGTATCAGAAAGAAATATCTCGTCGATGATAAGCCGATCCAACGCTGCATTCCTGGCTGGGTTGTCGATATTTTGGATAACTCGGTCCAGGGCATCACGGACGGCACGGCACAACTCGGATTCTTCTAATATGGCGTCAGGCGCTGGGCCGGGCGATTGCCATGAATGGGGACTACCCGCTTCCTCGTGGTCGCCAGATAGGCTAAATTGCATGTCGGGTTGTATTTTGAGTTCCCCCCGCATGACGGCCAGATGGTTTTTGTTCCCCCCAAACCGCCCGACTATGCTGTTATTTTTCCGAATAAACCTCTGCATCCGGCTACGCACAGTTAGAAAAATCTGAGGGGGTAATCCCTTGGCTGGGTCGAGGGGCAAGTATGCCTGGATCATTCCCAGCATTCCCTCCTGGAAGAGATCGTCCTCCAGGTCCAGCCGGCAGCATTTTCGAGCCCAGAAATGAGCCATCTTACGTATCTGCGGGGAGTGCTTCTTAACGTCCTGCTCAGTTACCTGCATCCTAGATCTCCACCACTTCCGTCCCGTGCCACTCTTTTCGCTTCTCTTCCAGACGCTCTCGCTCCATGATTTCATGGAGGTTTTCGCCACATTGTTTAAGGACCGTTGTAAAGTTACCGTATTCCTCACTATTTAGGTCGTCCCCCACTTGATATCGACGGTTGAGCATGGGATGTCGGCCGTCCGAGCAATGGATGACAAATTCCTCGCCTTTAGGGATGGTTTTGCAGCAATATCTATTTGACTGGACATACGCCCTGGGCAGTTCGTCGTATTTAAGGCAATCGATCCGGGTAATCCGTCTCAGAAGTGATCCTCCATCCGCTACGATCTTGTCTGTTACTATTCTGATCCTCACGATAGCTCTCCTTTACAGCTTGACGTGGACAATGCTCCCGTCCGCTCTGACCTTGTATGTATCCCTACCATCCACACTCTTGAGTATTGCTCCCTCCGGATAACTGACGGAGCTATGGATGAGCCATTCCGCCCCGGACCTGCCCAGAGTCACCCCGTATTTGCCCTGGCGGGTAGCTCGACTGCCGGCTATCCCTCCGGCCTTTGGCATTATGCGTTTCATCGCCTTGAATACGGCGGCCATCTCGCGTAAGCCGATCATTCGGATTCCTCCTTAAGCTGCCAGCAATCTACACCGAGGTAGACACAAGCCTTACATGGGTCCTGTAATACGCTCCGCATTTCGTACCGGCAGTTGTGGCAGGAATGGTCTACGGGACCAAACAATCTATCCCATCCCGCCCGGTAAGCTGCGTTACTGGTCTTGTGGTCAGAACTGAAAAGATTCTCAGCCACGGAATACCTCCACACATTTCTGGGTGTCGACGTCAACGATGAGACAGGGAGACGTCCTGATCGTGGTCTCGAGTAGCCCGCGGTTACGTTCCATCTCGACCATCTTGTCCCGAAACTCCTTCCACTTCCCTACGGAGTCCATGACAAGGGCGCACTGAGGATCGGCCGAATCGCACACCATCATTATTCCGTTCCGCGGGGTATGTTCTAAATCGAGCAAAGCTATGAATCTCACAGGGTCCCTCCTTACTTCGGTCGTGCAGTCCGGTGGTGTGCAAGGGCGCAAGGGAGGCAGGGCTCGAACCTGCACCTGCGTATCGCCGTAGCGACAGTGGGAGGCGATTTCTCGGCGTCTACCACCAGTCTATGACTGTCCTTCCGCCACTCCCCGGCGCCCTTACACACCATCAAACTGCATGTGATCTTATTTAGCCAGCGTTCCACGTGCTAACCCCCTCCTTACTTCACAGGTAAATTCTCAATAGTGTTAGCCCAACTCCGGAGAGCACGGGCCGCATCCCCTCGAGCTATCTTTGTTGGTTCAGCGTTGCCGGCGCTCAGAGTCAAACTCCCACCAAGAGCTAGCATTGCCGCCCCGAAAGGGGTCAGGCCGTTACGAGCGTTGGTACACAGGTTGTTATAGAGGTAAATCGCTGTACGTTGCTTCATGGGATACTCCAGTGTTCCGCCATTGCCTCGGCAATCCCCTTATAGGTTCGACTGCGTTCTTTGGGTCTCTCTGGCCCCTTCGGTAATCGGTGAATTCGGGAAGAGATGCGTCCGGGTTTCTTCCCACCTCCAACGCGAGAATCGGGTTCAACGAGATTTGTTGGAGCAAGCGCCGGCAGATTTTTCAGCCACAGGCATGTGCTTTTCCACTCCGAATGCCCGAATTGGAAAGGCTGTATAATCTGATCCGGCTTCCGCCAGGATGTAGAAAGGTGTCCTATCGGGTTTTCGATTGCAATCTTGGGAATCGGGGCATTCCATAGGGACAAAACAAATTCAACAGCTTCCCTCCGTTGGCGTTGGCGATCCGGATTATCTTTCATCCATCTTTCCCCACTATTGGCGAGATAGGTGCATGGCGGATGCGCTATCATCAGATCCCAATCAGCATCGAGGAAGAGTCGCACATCGTTCTGAATGTGGAAATCCGAAGGTATCTCGGTAGGCAGCAAATCACAGCTCCATGCGTCGTGCCCCCGTGCTCGGAACGCCTCCCGGACGATACCGCTGAACTCACAGGCTACGAGAACTCTCATGGGGTTAATCCCGGTATGTATGGGTCGCAGTTACAATATCCCTGGCCAATAATATGGTCACACCAGTCGTCATGCTCGATATCGATAAACCGAGCGCCCAGGGAAGCAGGCTTGTCTGCGGCCATAGCCAGCAACTTCTTCAAATAGTTCTGCTCCAAGGTCTTTGGGTGGTCTGCCACAGGGTACCCTCCTTATTTGTCCAACCCTTCCATCCGGTAAATAGTCTCGAGGACGGCGTTCATAACTTCAATCTCATGGGCCGCTTTCTCGGCTTTCATCTTGCCTTTCGCTACCCACCCAGGATATACAGCTCCCCGCACGAAAATCTCTCTTTTCACACACGCAATCTGTTCTGCGTAAGTCTTCACTCGATCACCTCCACTACCTGGCGCTTATCCAGGTCGACGACGAGCCATGGAAGGCGACCGCACTCGGACTTCCCTATGAGTCGCAGTACCAGCCGGATAGCTCCACGTCTTTCCCTGACCTCAGCGAGGGTCTCATAAACCGCAAAACCAGGGTGTCCCCCAAGGTTCGTGTCCATGTCCCCAATGGGGATCACGCCCGGGTTGGGCTGCTTCCTTGCGTCAACGATTGCGATAAACGCCATGGCTGATCTCCTCTATTGGGGCTGCTTAGCCGCCACGACAGCGCCGTAAAGTTTCCAGTAAACAGCAACAACACCTTCAGCAGTTGCGTTAGACCCAGCGATGATTCTTGCTTGATCCATTAATTGGACTCTTATATGATCTTCCATTTCTACTCTCCCTGTACAACCCCAGATCAATCAACTCTGCGGGCTCAAGATGTGTGGTGCGACTCTGCACTTCCAAGTTGCGTGGATACTACAACCCATGTGGTACCTTGTCAACAACAAAATCGCTATGGAAATGACAAAATTTCATTTTTTGAGGTCGGGGCTAAAGTGGGACTCCCGGAGAGGAAAAGGGGGCACTATGCAGGATCGGAGGGACCGGTTTCTCCTTGGGCTGGTGTTTCTCGGCCAAGAGCGCAGAGTCGCCGAGTCCATGATGGATTTCTCTGTGGCAGTTACTTGTCCATCTCTCGGACACAGGAGGCCCAAGAGATAGTAGTATCGTGCCGCTTCTCCGATGATACGTGATGCCAGTCCAGGGCAACAGAGGACTTGTGATACCCGCACACCGAGCTTGATCTGGGTTACCTGCACCATATATCTCTGCTGCATTCGCCTACGCTTTTCATATCGGGAGCGTTTCTCCCTGTCGGTCATCTTGACATACGGCTTTCCCGCCATAAGTTTTACCCTCCAAGTGGGCATATTTACACTACCAAGTTGGATGTCGTCAAGGGCAAAATGGGGAACATTGTCCGACACGAGGTTTTTTGCATGTAAAAACGAAGGATTTATGGGGGAGGGTGGAAGTGCTACGTGTAGGGTGGGGGCCGGTTGACAGGTGTGGGGGTGGTGACCCGTATGGTACACAAGAGACAGGGGGCATGGGGAGTCGGTCGATCCGCCTCAGAATTAAGGCTAAGATGAGATTACATGATAGAGAATTATGTAATCACCGACCTTAGACTGGCGCTGAGTGCAGGTTTCGGGCCATTGGAGCATCAAAAGTGACCAGATAAGTGACCAACGAGGGGCTAACTCGGCAGAGTTACCGGCTAACTCCAGTCGAGATCCACACAAGCGGGCGGAGATTGGGAACATTATCACATAGTCAGCCATCCTCCCTCAACAATGCACAATAGTTCATGTGCTGCACAAATTGTTCCTCACAGGAATAATTTCCCTCGCCTTAATAAAGGATAATAACTTCATTTTGTCCTTGACAAAACTTCCAATTTGTGATAAGAACTGCCTCAGTTACCCCGAAGATGCTTTACCCCATTCCAGGTGTCGTGCCTCCCCT